TTTACTCACTTGAGAAATGACAGCTTGTGTTCCAGGAGCACTTGATACATTTACATCTATTGTTGTTTTGCCTTCACGTCCATAACCTTCTAAACCAATTGCAGTATTGAAGGAATCAGCAATTTTATTTAATGCACCTACAAAAGAATTTAATTCTTCTTTTGAGACAGCAGCTATTCCAAGACCAACATCCGTAAGACCAGACGTAGTGGATGTTTTTATTTTAGACAAAAAGCTTTCTTTTTTTACAGGAGGGAACATATCTGAAAAAAGTTGTTTTGCTGGAAAACCAGTTTCCACACCAAAAGATTGATTATATTCCTTTAACTTTTTCAATGAATCACCTTCTTTTGGAATAGAAGGAATTTTCTTTGTAAAATCACCCAAAACATTTTCTAATCTTTGAGTAGTTCCTACAGGAAAACTTACTGGTTTCTGAACATGAAAGTATTCATTTAAAGGATAAACATCTTTAAAAATATCTCGCAAAGCAAGAAAATCTCTATTATCAGAAAAGATATCAAACCCCTTTACACTATCTTTTAATTTTTTAAAAGCCTCTTTAGGATCTTTCCAGAGATCAAAAGGCGATTCAAATACTGTTTGTCCAAGTTTAAAAGTAGCTTCTAACAGTTTAAAGAAGCTTGACATTGAAAAATTTAATAACCAAATAGCACTACGCAGTTTAACTACAGCCGCTTCTAATTCAATAAAGAGAGAGAATTTTTCTGCACCAGGAACGCTTATTGTGCCCATTAAACTAGAAAAACTCTCAAGAGTTTTATTTAAAGCGATTAATTCAGCATTAGTTTCAGCAAATACTTTTAAATTACTAAAATCTCTATCTTGTATATCACGTAAAAGATCTAAAAATTGCTCAACCCGTCCTATTGAGGCAGTTGTAACAGGATCTAATGTTTGAACAACAAAACGTCCTATATCTTGTCTTACAGCAGTAAATAACCGACCTAATTGACCAACACGGTATTGTTGCCCTAAAAAACCTTCTGTTGCAAGTTTTGTTCGTTTGTTTAAATCATCCTCAACACCACCAAGCTCTTCCATCATTGTTTTGATTCCTTTTATACCTGGACCTAATGTCCATAGAGCACCAGCTAAGGCACGAGAACCACCAACCAAACCTCTCATTTTAGTAAGTGCCGCTTCTTTATCCCCAGAGACAGCTTCTTTTAATTTTTCAAGAAAACCAATCCATCCAATCTGTCCAATTACCTTGGGAACATCTTTAAATTTAGCTAAAGAATCCAACATTGTAGCTAATTGAAATCCTACAGAAGATGCTCTAGTACCACCCATTCTAGTCATAGGACCAAACGTTGCCATAAGTTCTTTATATGAAACACCTAAAGCAGCAGCGGTAGCAGCGGTTCTGCCCATAGCAGCACCAGTTATTCTAAATGTAGCAGGAGACTTTCGAGCAATGTAAGACAAGATATTTGCAACATCATTGTAAACTTCAAGTGTATTTTTTCCATAAGCTTGCATTATATCACCAGTAGCAGAGACAATATCACGCACGGTAGTCTCACCAGCCACTTGCGATATTTGCGATGCCTTTCTAACTCGTGCCATTAAGTCTGGAACATCTTTAAACATCTTAACAGCAGCAACGGTACCCTCAGCAATTTCCTCCCAACCAAGATCAAATTCTTTTGATAAGTCCTGAATAGAACTGCGCATTTTATTTAATCGAGACTCTATTTGTGGCTGTGTGCCAGTAAGAGACATAGCTATGTGCTTCATTGATTCATCAAATGAAAGAGCACCTTTAGCAGCCCAGACACCAATACCTAATGCAGCAGCACCAATTGCTCCTGCTGTTTTTGCTATTGGACCAGCAACGGAAGAGAGTTTAAAACCAGCAGAAGAAGCACTGTTCCCAGCAATATCCATAGCATTAGATAATTTACCAACACTATGACTAACTTTAGAAACATTATGACTAACTTTATCTACTAATTTAACTACTATGCTAAGATCATACTGCTTTGCCATTTAAATGATTCCTAATCACACAAATACCATCAAACCAAAAAAGTGCATCTTCTATACTCATTTCCCAAATAATATCAGGTGTAAAATGCATAAAATAAGCAATCCCCCAAACCAATTCTTGCCAGTTTAAGGGGATTTTGGCAAAAAAGGTGCTAACGCCTCTGTAACCATCTCTAAATCGTCAAAATCAATTTCCTCAGCAATCTCCTGTGTAATTTGCGCTGAAGCAGCTACCAAAGGAACAATTGATGCGTAAGAAGTTTTACCATCTTGTCCTAAAGAACCAGGAGGTAAATCCTTCAATACTTTTAATTTTATTCTTCCAAAATTAAGTGAGTTTATTTCAATTTCATTGCCTTCATTATCCTTTGTTTTTATAGGATATTGTAAATCAACTTTTGACATAAATTACCTTTCTAAGGTGTTGATGTTTGTGATTGTTCCTGCCAATAATCACCTATGAATTTTATTGCTGTTTCACCTTCTCCTGCTGTCAGTGTAAAATTACGTGTACAAATAGGATTCTGTAAAGTATAGGTTTTTCCTAATTTGCCATCTGAACCAACTCTTGATTCAAAAGTAACACTGTCAGGTGTAGAACCAATACCTATTCTTGCATAAGTATCTAATTTAATATCACTTCTGTCTGTTATTGTTACCTCTAACATTGGCATTATTGGTGTTTCTTTAAAACCATGGAATTGCCCATCACCCATAACAGGTTCTACCTCAAATGAAGCTTCACCAGATAATCCTAATCCAGAGGCAACTGCACCCGCTTTATTTAAGATGGGATCACCATTCACTTTTATTACCACTGCTCCAGTTATTTTATTTGCCATTATCTATAGTCTCCCTTATTTAAAAATTGCCCCTCTCATTTGAAAGAGGGGCAAACAACAATTATAACACGAACATTATTTTTCCAGCTAATACACGGAATTGGTTTATTAAATCTGGACTTAAGAGGACATTGATACGATTTCTATCCGTACTATCCCGTTCAACAATTAAGTTCTCAACAAATTCATCTATGTTTTCTATCAATCCTCTATCCCTCAACAAATAGAACAGTGAAACAATTTCATTTTTAATAGTAGATGGAGTAGCAACATAAGTTCCAGCACGTACTGGAAAAGAGTCATCTGCAAGTTTAAACCTTGGCTGAATGAATCTATTTATCATTCTAGTTTTAAACTGATAACGAATTTCACTGAGCGTTGCCATTGTCTGAATATCTAAATAAGACCAATCAGGAAGTCCTAATGCATTAGATTGAAAAGTTGTAATACATCTTTCAATTAATTGATTCCCACCAGAGTCTGTAATTGTTGTCGCAATTCCATCATAAAGAAGAACTTCTCGTTCTGCTCTAGTGAAACGGTTCTCAACAGGTGGAGGAAGTACATTAGGAAGTTTCAGAAAATGTAATGGTCGTGCTGGATCAATATTTAAATATTTTGCAGCTACTGCACCCGCTGTTGCTGCAATTTCCTCTGGAGCAGTTGGACTGTCATAAATTCCAAAAACAGTATTATAAGGACTGTTCCTTGAATTACCTAAAGTAGTACAAAGTGCTGTTGTTGCTCCATAACAAGTAAAACCATGTCCTTGTATATCTTCTGTTGGTAAAAATCTATTTTCTAACTCAGTCTCTAATGAGGTTAAACTAGCTGCACCGGAATAAGGTTGGATAATGTAATGAAATTGTTCATCCTCTAATACAGCCCAAGCAGAAGTAAAACCAATAGTATCAGAATCCCCACCAGCTAAAACAAAACTAGCATTCGTTGGGTTTGTTGAGAAACCTCGTGGGAAAGATTCACCAGCATAATAATTAAAGCGAATATTTAAATAATTACCTTGTGATCCACTACAAACAGCTTTGAAAACAACTGCACTATTATTCGCTGCTGACTCAGAGCATATAATTCCTGTATGTGAATAAGTCGATGCATTTATTAAAGCTACAATAGCAGAACCAGCAGTAACAGGGGTCATATTAGAAGTAAGTGTCACTTTTACTTTTGTACCATTAACTAACATATAAAGATAACCAGTACCACTATATGTAGCAGAATTAAAATAGTCAGAAAGGTACATAACAGCACTTGCCAGTACCGTAGCATTGGTAGAAACAGCTATTGCATATAATTCTGTATTTGGATTTGCAGCTTTGAATGCATTACACATTCGAGCTAATTGTCCACCTGTACCAAAATATCCATCAGCCAAACTATCATTAGAAATTGCAATTAATGTTCCTACATCCACTGTACCTAAACCAGGAGCTTTTTGAGCCATAATTAAAGCTTTATGTGGATTTGTTGCTAACCCCTGTAATGCTCTTGAATTATCAATTTCAGCATAAACATTAGGTGTTCTTGTGGTAGTTGGAATATTGTTAAATGAAATCAAAATTTATCCCTCCTTATTCACTAACTCTGTTAGAATTTTTATTTTTCTTATCTGTTTTAACAGATTCTATTTTAACAACAGGTGGTTCTCTTAGAATAACATCTCCACAAGTCACTCGTCGTCGCCAGTATCTTCCTTCCGGACCAATCCAAGGTTTCAATTCACCTTTGTTTGCTAATGGTGACATAGTTCTTGGATCTCTCACCACTAAACCCTTTGCAGGTATTAAAAACTTTTCCATCGGAACCTCCTATCCTTTGTAAACATCAAAAAACTCATCATTAAATCCTGAGCTGAAGCCACCCTCTATTTCAAGATTATGTACAAAATCAACCAATGTGGACATGTCAGGTGTAAATAATGCTACAGGTAATCTTCCACCATAGGGAATATTTGCGCTTGGTGACAGTTCATATTGTGCCCTTATTGTGTCTAACCAATTTGTATCACCAAGCACAACACCATCATCCTCACCAAGAAGGAATGCTGTTACAAACTCAAATTGATACCATAAGTAAGAACGATCAAATTCTAACAACCGTCCACCACCATAACTAACTAAATCTTCAGCATTATCCATTAACCATCCAAGCAAACATTTAAATAATTCTGTTCGTGTTGCTTGTAAACTGTCAAAAGCTGTAATGCCTGTTTTATCACTTTGTGTGGCATCTGATGCTATTGCAACAATAACTCCAAATCTTTCAGTTACCTTCTGATTAATACATGTATCATAATCATTAGCTGTACTGTCCTCATTTAAAGGTATAACAAATGCCATTTCTCTTTGCAGAGTGCCACGCAATGCTACAGCAAGCTCTGCCGCACCTGCTATTCTATTTTCAAAGCGAGTATTTGCCGCTCTTAATTTCAAAACTATAGAAGACAGCAACAATGTTAAAGTCCTTTATATGGTAATTTTTCAACATCTAAATGAATATCTAAAATTTTATCTTTGATATTCTTTCTCAAATAATTAATGTGCTTTAAAGCATTTACTTCAAGAAAAGGTCTTGGTTCCATTACTGAACCAAAAGAAAAACCATATTTCCTTGTTCCAAATTCTAAGTATTTTGCATGAGGAGCTTTTGCTAATGCACCAAGTTCTAAAGTAACTCTTTTCTTTCCATCAATATCATAAGCAATAGCTTTTACTAATCTTCCTCTAAAAACAGCAGGAGATTCACCAGGAGCAGATGCTTGATGTGTTTTTCCACCAAACTTGTAAGTTTCACCTGTTTTAGGATCTGAGAGCATTGAAGAGAGAATATCACCTCTTACTTTTCTTGCATATTCATTCAAAACAAGCTTGTTTTTAGAAGGTGTTCTTAAAGCACGTTTTCTCAAACGTGTTGAAATTTTACCTAGCTGCTTACTGACCTTTTTTAAATTTGTCTCAATCATGGATAATTTGGACTAACCTCTTCAATTTCTTCTGCTCTTATTTTATAGTATTCTCTTCTTTCTTTTGCATCTTCAAATTCATGTATTCTAAACAATCTTCCTTTTGTAGTTGAACCTCTTTGAACAAAAAGAAAACAATTACTTTTTATATGTGATAAATCATGGTACCCAGTAGAGAAACCAGATGAAAAACCTTGAGAGTATCCTCCACCTAAAGTGTCTATGGCAGTACGTCTCATTAGAAATTCATGTGTGGCAGCCTCTTCTACTTGTACACCTCTAACATAGAAACCCTTTTTAACTGCTTTAAATCCTGCCCATATAGTTGCCATAGTAGTATAACTACGATCAAAACCACCATCGTCATTTGGTGATTGAACTGGTGTCCTTACTTGAACACGCTCTCGTAGTTTATGCCGTAAAAGTGTCATTTAATACACATACCTTGGTACTCTATAACTTGATAACAAAGGAAGCACCCTTGGAGGAGGTTTATCCTCATCAATTGTACGCCCTTCATACATCTCAGAAGCCCAAACTTTTATTCCTTCTCTAATTGGTTGTGGTACTTGTGTTGATCCAATTCCATAACCTGCTTTATAGATAATTTTGAAACCACAATAACTTCTTGAAGTATTTGAAGGCCAAGTTACACTCTGTTTTAATACTAATTTTCCTGGTATAGATTGAGTTATTGTATAATAATTTGAACTACTATAAGCCGTTGCTGTATCATCCTCATCTAATGTTGCTACTGAGGTAATTGAAATAAGTGGTGGCCTGGGAAGATCAATTATTTCCCCAGGCCAGAAATCCATAAGTAGAGTAATAGATTGCTGAATGAGTGCTCGTCCTAAGTGACGTTCAGTCATTAATGTTGCAGCGGTAATGAAATTAGCAAGTAATTCATCCTCTTCTGTTCCATCAATACGACAGAAAAGTTTCAATTCATCCACCGTTACAGGATCTATTGATGGATTAGTTGTAACTTTCCATGATCTATTACCATGAGCATCAGAGCTCTTAGGAATTATTGACATCAATTATTCCTTCTTTTATATTTTCTCACCTTTGGTGTTGTTTCTTCCATTTCTGGAACTATTGCTGCTTTATTAAAAGGAGCCTCTGTTAAAGCTTTTTCTTCTTTAAAAGAAGCAAAGACTTCTGTTGCAACTTTCATTTGGTTAATGAATACATTTGCTAAGTCGTCTTCCATTGTATATTCTTTCTCAGCTTCAAAAGTTATTACTGTGATTCCATTTGGGCTTCCTTTTGCAGTTCGCAGCATTCTTACTTTTTTAGACATAAGTGTCTCCTATTATGCTTGAACTAATCCTCGTGTTTCTAAAACTGTCCATTGTCCATCTGTAAAACAACGTAAATGAACAAAAGGACTGCTTCCTATCGCATCAGATAAGAATATACTATTTATACCCGTTCCACTCAAATAAGCAATAGAACATCCAGATGTTTCTATATGCAATCCTCCACTACCAGCAGCAGCAGAACCATTTACAGTTCTAACATAAACTTCTTGCCCAGCAACACAAGAGGTAATGAACCATGAAAGATTTGCTGCATTTGAAGCAAAACTTACTTTGTACATTATGTAATTTGATACCATGTTTATACAACTAGTAGCAACAACTAAATTAACACCACTTAAGAGAATATCTTTCTCACCATTTAAACTAAGAGCAAGCATATTTCTTAACTGCAAACCTGTTACATCAGTATCATAAAACTTAAATTCACCATCTTCCTTTATATATAACTTATCACCACCCTGCTCAGAACCAACTTTAGGTTGATAAGTTGCACTAATTTCAGCCATATTTATTCTCCTCTATTATAAATTGGAAGGACTACAAAGAGCCCTTCCAAAATAATTATTCTTAATTACGCAGGTGTATTAACAGGCCAATTTGCTGGATAACCTAAAACTGCTATTGCACCAATATTAATAGATGCGGCATCCTCAGTTCCAGACAATACTACACGAACATACCGTTTTGGACCAATATACCCGATAGTGTAAGCCATACTACCATGATCATCACCATTAACGGTGGGTTCCCAAATACCACTTGTCAAATCAGTAGCACCTGTACTATGTACACTATGAATTATGTGTTTACAATTGGCAACATATGCATAGTCTGAAGGACCATTCCCCAATGCACTTGCATTTGTATGTTGAAGCATAAAACAATAATAACTTGCAGTTGATGTTGTCATAGACTCTACTACACCCGTTGTAACTACTAAAGTGACTCCCTCATACCCTCGTGTATCAATATCAACACCATTAAGCGCATCACCATTAGCATCACGATTCACAGGTGCAATTGCTTGGTAATATTTAAAATTACTATATGTATCTCTAACAGCCATTATTTATATCCTCCTAAAGGTTTATTTTTCTCAATATTTACTACTTAAACTACTTATACAGAAGTTGCAATTTTCATAAGTTTAATGCTCTGAAAATTAACTAAATCTCCACCAACTCTAGCTCTTGTGTAAAATTCAACCATTGGTTTTACTGTATAAGGATCACGTTGAATAGTAATTCCAAGCCTATCAACAATCATATAAGCTTCTTTAAAATCTGCAATTGCAACTGATAATGCATTAGCAGCAATTGTAGGCATTGTAGTTGACATTCTTACAGGAAGACCTAATAACACACTGTGCCTATCTTCAGTAAGTCCTGGACTCCAAATGTAATTTCCAGTACCATCTTTTAAGAGCAATGAAGCTGCAACAGTACCACGAGACATCAACCATGTAGCTCTCTCCAAATACTGCTCAATCAAAGTAAACTTTGTATTGATAAAACCATCAGCAGTTAATGCAGCAGCGGCACCAGAAGCAACTTGCTCAACTGTTCCATAAGTTGTTCCATTTGAATAAGTTGTAAATCCTCTTGGTTTGCCAACACCATCACCAGTAATAAAAGCAGCGGACATTCCACGATTAAAACGATCAGCAATCTTTTTTGCTAACCAATCAGTGATATTAATACCAGAATCTTCTAACAGAGTCTGGGAAGCTCTTGGTTTGGCATAAATTACATGTACTGGAATTCTCTTTTTACTGAACTGAGGAGGGTCTGTTTCTGCACCTGCCACAGTTTCCTCTTCCCAGCCCCAACCAGCTTCATCCCAATCAACAAGCCATTCTATTGCTTGAGTAGAAATAGTTTCAACAGAAGCTAAATCACGCATTGGATCTGTTTCATATAACTTTGTAAAAATTTTACTTCCCATTGCAGGAGTTACTGTGTATCCACCATCAGGATCTACACCAACAGACAATGCTTTGAATTCATCTGGTCTTAAAGCATTCTCTCCACCTTTTCGTCTTAAGAAAGTCTCAAAAGTATCTGTATATTTCTTGAACACTTCAACATCTACATTTATATCCCTCATTTTTTCAAATGAAGCACCTTTACCATCACTGGAACCAGCCATAGCAGTTGTAAAAAACTCTTTAGCTTCTTTTTCCAAGGGACTTGCATCAGTCATGGAACCACGAGAGGAACGTTTAAATGCCACTTCCAACTCATCAATACGAGAAGTGAATTCTTTTACAAGTTGTTCTTGTTTTACGTTATTTGCACTAACTAATGTATCAATATTCTCTTGACGAGTTGTGACATCAGTTGCCAATTTCTTCAATTGCTCTTCAACAAGAGCATTCATTTTGCCTTCTGTAGAGTCAAGTAAACTTTTTAACTCTGTATATCGACGACTTAATTCCTCATGATTCGCCTTTGTATTATTACCAAGCTTTTTAATTTCATTGGTAATTGCTTTAAACACTTCTGGTTCATTTACGTTTGTTTCTATAGGATCAGCCATAATTAATAGTCCTCCTTAAAATATTGCGTTTTGTATTTCTCGATTAATTGTTAAACCTAAATTGACTTGTCGAATAGTAGATAAAAGTGTTCCTAATTCATCCACTGGTTTTTTCTCTGCATCCCGCAAAGAAGGCCGACATAACTTCACTAAGTATTGAGAAGTAGATTTTGATAGCCCTAACTCCCTCAAGGCTTGTTCTAATTCTCTTGGTGTCTCTGCTTGTTTTAAAGCTTCAACACACTTTACCGCAAAAACGGTTGCATGAATATTTGCAGGAAATGTGACCAGACTTACTTCCCATAAGTCTACTTCCTTCAAAAGCATGTACCTTTCTTTTTCATTTATTTCATAATCAACTCTGTCATAACCTATTGAAAGACCTTTTATTGCTTTTGCTTTTAATAGAATATGTGTTTCTCTTCCTAATTGAGTATCAATTAGGAGTTGGCCCTCAGTATAAAGACCTTGTTCATCCTCTTGAAGGCTTTTCCAAATACCTGGAATTTCATCAGAATGATGTTGCCAAAGAAGAGCAATACCATTGCCATTTCTTCCACCCTTTTTCAGTGAATTTGTAAAAGCACCCTTTTCTACAATATGCCCATGAGCATCTGGTTTTCCCCCAAAAGTTGAACCATAACCTTTAAATGTTCCATCATCCTGAATATCCTCTGTTTTAATATTAAATGGCACATCTAAATATTTATTTTCCATTAGTTTTGTCTCCTTCTATTTGAAAGAGTTTTTGGGGTTAGATGATAGCAAAGAACACAACTGCAATTTGCTATGTTAGCTATGTTACCATTTGGGTCTCCAGGAAAAGACAAAGCTTCTCCAGTTTTCATGAATTTTTCCCCATGAACCACTCTCTCGCCATTAGCGTTTCTATGATCAAAATTTTTTCTTTTTTGTTCTTTCTTTGAACTGATCCATTCTGCATCAAAATTTAATTGGAGAAATTGAACTATTGCATCTAATGTGTAATTCATTACAGAATGTGTGATTGTTTTCGTTGTTGTATGTAATCTTGTTTGATTTAGCTGCACTTTTTTACTTCTTAATTGTGTTGCTATCTGTTCAAAAGATGAACCCTCAGACAATTTCTTATTAATAAAGTTTTGTATTTGTCTTTTTGTCACTGTGTTCATTTTTTCAACATTAAAGTTTTTATAGTTCATAAACCATTGTTTAACATTATTTTTGAACTCATCTTTGAAATTCTTTTCATTGGTTATTTTTTGAACATCCAACTCTACTAATACAGTATACATCATGTTCAAAAAAAAGTCACTAGTCTGTGCAAAAAAAGTACAAAAAACTTTTTGCATTCTTTGGATTTGTTCTTCAACTGGACTATTTACATTAATTATATGGAGTTCTAAAAGACGAGCTGCATCTAAGAATTGTCTTCCTAAGATTGGTTGGAGTTTTGAGAAAAGACGTTTTTCAAATAAAGAAGAGTAATAATTTAATTCCTTATGATGTCTTTGTTTAGATTTTTCTGTTCTAAGATTGAACATTAATTTTTTTAGACTCTAACTTTAAAATAGTTTTATTGTCTTCTGTCTCTTTCTTTGGATCTTTTACTGGTTCTTCTTCTGGCTCTTCTGCAACTATATTTTCTAACGTAGTCATATGAGCAGGGACAATAATAACATCACCATCAGTTACAGATGGTTTTCTAACCAATGCACGTTTTTCATTTATTGTTAGAAAATCTGCTTCTTGTGCTCTTTTCCACATCCTTTCTCTTCGTGGTGCAAGTGCAGGAATATCATCAATCACATAATCCAGCATTAAATTGTCTTTGTAATTAAAAAGCCAATTATTTAATTCTGTTTTATAATAGTTCAAAATGAAAAAGATTGTATCTTCGTAAAAGGCTAATCTTGCGGTTTCGTAGTTTGAAAAAGTCGAATCTCCTGGTATTCCTAATAATTGTGGAGGGACACCATACCCTAGAGCTATTCTACGAGCATTTTCACGTCCACCCTCTAAGAAGTCCATATCAGTAGGAGACCATCCATAAGGAGTTGCTGTAGTTCCTTTTTCTCCTTCTAAGATTAAATTCCTACCTGCATTTGCAGAACCAGCATATTTTTCTTTTAAAGCTTTTTCCATTCTTTCAAAAGCCTCATCATCAAGATTACCAACAACTGTGATAATCATTCCTGGTCTACCTTCATTTTCAAGCAACTTCTTATTCCATTCAGTTTGCTCATTTGAAGTATCCACTTCTCGTGCAACTGATTCAGTAATTGCAGCACCATACCAATCATCAGTCGGATGAAATGCTTTCAATTGAAGTATGTCACTTTGAAGAGAAAGAGGATCTACTCTCCATGATTCCTCTTTTCCACCAACTGTATAGACAAACTTATCTATCCTGCCAGTTTTTTCACTTGCAACAATATGCATTCTATCTGGTCTAAGAACATAAAGTTCTTTTGGAATACCTTTATTCCTTCCACTTGTTGGTGATATTCTTTCAATGTATGAATTACCTGCCATAAGAAAAAAAGCAGTTGCTTTTAAAAGTAAAAAGGGGAATCCCTCTTCTGGATTTGGACGTTCAAGCACCTCTGACATTGGATGATCAAAAATCTCTTCACCTCTTTTTCCATCTCTTGTCAGTCTGAACAGTCCCCAAGGAACAGAAGCAGCATTCTTTGCTATTTCATCAATGCATCGAAAGGCAATAACATTTTTAAGGTATGTTTCCTTGGCATAGTTTGTAAAGTCTTTACCAGACCACTGTGCACCACCAGCACCAGATTGAACTAAGATTTTGCCAACCTTGCTTGTCTTTTGTCTTCTAAATTTATTTAAAAATCCCCACATTAGCCATCACCTCCAAAACTCAAAATTATCTCCATTCCTCAAATACCTCAAAAGAGCAAACTTCTCCTTTTCCACTCCATGAACCTATAACCAGAGATGGTTGCAAATAATAAATGCCAGACTCATCTAAATCATCAGAAGTTATTGTGTACCTTAAATAATTACTATTATAAACAGTTGCAGTCCATGTTGCCTCTGAACCTTCTCCTTTATAGACAAGGATATTAGAAGTAGTTGCATCAGAAATATCCTCCTGCATATTTATTTCTATTACTGTACCCACATCATCTTTGTAAACTTTCTCTGCCATTATGATAACCTCGATGTTAAATTTAATGTTCTTGTTGCTTTTGATGCCAAACTCACCGTTCGGGTTATTCCTGAAGTTAAACGAATAAGTTCAACAGACACAGTAATTGGAGCAGCAGCGGCAATGCCCCTGTACCATCCTCCAATTTGAAGTCTATCACCAGCGTCTATCGTCCCATCCGGTGCAGGATAAATAACAGTAAGAAAGAAAGAATTTGCTGATGCTCTTTTTTCTAAGGTATCTATAGCCATTTATGGTCCTGTTCCAAATTTACCTTTTGTAAAAGTAGTTCCATTATCAGTAAGAGTTGCTTTATGATCTATTGTTTCAGCATCATCATTGTAAACATTCTGATAAGTTGATGTTCTTGTGTTTGGATTACGCCATGCTTTATATAAATAACCAAGTTTTTGAGCTAAAGAAATTGTAGCTCCTGGATTACCTTGTCCTGGTTCTGCAAAAGTAGTCGTGTTAAGAACAGCCAAAACCTGTGCATTCATTTGAGTTGCAAAAGGTGTGATTGCTTTAAATCCATAACAAATACCACCAGTATCACCATCCACAGTTGCTTCTATATAAACTGTATAAGTTTTCCCATCTTCAAACCCATTAGCTGCTGTACATGCAATAGATTCAGTATAAAAACCAGTAGTATTACTGTCATCTAGCTTTGCCATTGAACCTGTTAAAATTGCTGTTGCGGTCTCATCTTCATAAACTCTATAAGTTGGAGCACTTTCAGCATCTGTCAGAACACCAGTATCAGGATCATGAGATGTAATTGAAAATACTAAATTATCTCCTATTTCTACTAATGAGGGACAACCCATTATTTGTCACCTTCCTTTCTAAACTCACCACAGAAATCATTCTCGTCTACTAAAGGCCAGGCGCCATAATGAAGTCCGTTTTTGCCGTATATAATTGGTTTATGTTTGCGACAATGACCATATTTATCAATTTTATCTAATCGCTTATGTTCATTGTCCCACCATAAACAATTTTTGCATTTATAATCTATCATTTAGCCCCAATTCCTATGGTGTCAGTATTGCTTTTTAAAATCTCTACAATATTAATATTGGCATATTCAAAAAGATCTCGCATTCCATCAGGAAAATATCTATATGTATCGATTGGATATTTATGTTCTTTAGATGTATTTGGAGCAATAATGCAAATATATTTTGAAAAATATTTTGTCAAAGAACTTAACCATTCCCACGGCCTTTTAACGTGTTCCATAACTTGACCTGAAATTACTACATCATATTGTTTTTTAATATTATCAAAGCCAACTATATCAACATTTTGGCCAGCAACAATATCCATGCCTGTATATTTAAAAGGATCGGGAAACAATCTTCTATATGTGCGTTGTCTTTTATGCCGCATTGATCCTACGTCAAGAACAGTTAAGCCGGGGATATCTAATAAATATTTATCCCTAAAGTATCTCATTAATATTAAACTATTTTGATGCATTATTGTTTCACCCAAAAAAATGTAGCCGTCTTTTCATCTGTGAGCCACCATTCCCTTATATCATGAGCGTGAGTATATGCATCCACGGCAGGAACGACACCAGCATTCCTAAATCTATAATAATCATGCCCTGATACAATTCCGCCTGGACGAACTTTATGATTCCAGGCAATTACATCTTGCATAATAAAATCAAAAGTATGTTCGCCATCTATAAAAACAAAATCTAACGAATTGTCTTCAATGTCTAAAACGCCTTCCATACTTGTTTTCCGTATTAATTCGGCGTTAAAAGGCTTTAATCGTTTCTGTGCTTCTTTATATATCTTATCAGCTTGATCTTGTGTTAATTTTAATGAATTATTTTCATCATAGCCCATCCACGGATCTATGCATTTAAGCCGTAGATTACTGTTAGCTTGACAAAGGACTTCAGAGAATTTACCTTTCTTTACTCCAACTTCCACACCTTTTACATATCCAAGCTGTGCGAAAATTTTTGCTAATTTATCTCGCGTTAAACCCTTAACCCTAATAGGACTTATTTGTGGTAAAAATTTTGCCCACTTTTTTCTTAAATATGTAGCTGCATCTTGAGGCATTATTACAACGTCTATTTTTTGTGTTAATTGCGGCTTAGTAACATAACCCTCCGGCGTTTTGTAACCTACTTTTGATTCAAAATGTGACGGCCCACCCCAACCAGGAAGATTATAGATGCCTTTTTTGTGACCCTCTAACCATTGCCGACGGCCACTTTTATCCATTGTCAAATTGTCGCCATGTCTAATATCAATATTTGGTCGCTCTGACTCAAAATTAAAATGCGGAATATCCATTTTTGTTGGACCATCTTCCCAGGCCTTAAGTCTCTTCTCGCAATGCTCTATTAATAATTCTCTATATGCAACACATTGACTTTGACAAGTTTTTCCATTACCCGGCAAAAAAGATGACATTCCTAATGCATAATGATATCTATTCTTATTGAAATAAGCATGTTCATTATCTTTTGGCAAAAATGCAAAATGTGATGGATGATAGAAAACATCATGCTCACATAAATACACTATTGAATTAGGCTCAGTTGCCTTTAATCCTTCTAACATTTGCTCATAGGCAGATTGATATGTTTGCGGCTTATCGCCAACAACAATATTATTTCCAAAGTGCTTAATAGGCTTCTGTGAAACACTTATAATTGGTATAGGACCAGCACATCTCTTTATCTGTTTCCTAACCTGTTTAGCTAATGACTCATCTATCTTATTGTCAGTGTAATATACAATAACCCTCGGTGCTTCATACCCATCTACCATATAAGCCTCCCATTGACTAACTGGTGCAAATTTTTCTATAACCCATCTAAATGGCCGTACTTGATTTTTAAAAGCATTATCTTTAAAATAATAGTTATTAAACGTATATTTATGTGCATGTGCGACTTTCCTGCCATCCATTGGATACGGAAACCCACCTTCTCCGGCTCTGAACCAATGAGCTTGCCACACTTTCTTATTCACATATTGAGATCCGCCACATAACCATGTTCTCAAAGATATCTCAATTCCTACATTTCCCCAAGACCCAACACCTTCATCAAGCAATCCAATATAATCATTCCATTCTCTTGTGCAAAACCAGCAAGATCCCTGTCCTGTCATAATTTCGGCTATATCGCCTTTGGCCTCTGGACGTTTGCGATAATCTTTCCAATAGTAACAATAACAATCAAGCCCAAAATACATAAAATGCGTCCTGCCTTTTGGCTTATCTTCCCATTTATTAGCATCAAGCCGCCTCATTTCAGGAACGATCACAGCATTCTCAGGACAATTGGCTTGTAAAGCTTCATCAAACCCTGGCATTAATAATGCATGAGCGTCTATTTTCATTACATATTTTCCAGTAGATTTCTTAACGCCTAAATTATAAGCTGCTCTTTGTCCTATGGCCTTATCAACATGCACTAATTTCACTCGATCATCTCTTGCTATTAATGGCGGATCTGGTGTATACCCATCTATTACGGCAATTACTTCTATGTCGCCTGTGGCATTTTTTAAAGTAGAATTAATAGTATTCTGAAAATACTTTTCTACCCTTCCAGGAATAACTACACTTACCCTAGCCATTAATTATAACGCCTCCACCTATCAAACTATGTATTCCATTACTTGTTATTATTGGCATTGCGAAAGTAACAACAACCGACGGAGATGCAGATTCAGAAGCTGATTCACTTACTGATTCAGATATGCTCTCACTCTCAGACACAGATTCTGATGCACTTTCAGATATAGATGCAGATTCACTAACCGACTCAGAAACAGATTCACTTGCGGACTCGCTTACAGATTCAGAAATACTTTCAGAAGCCGATTCACTTGTTGATTCTGATGCACTTTCACTTACTGATTCACTTGCAGATTCACTTGCACTCTCGCTAATGGATTCACTTGGTGATTCACTTGTAGAGTCAGACGTTGATTCACTTGCAGATTCGCTTACAGATTCAGAAATGCTTTCACTAACTGATGCACTAACTGACTCACTCGTACTTTCACTGGCTGATTCAGATATGCTGGCCGACTCAGAAGCTGACTCTGATACTGAATCACTGACACTTTCACTTGCAGATTCTGATGCACTTTCACTTACTGATTCAGATGCAGATTCGGATGCTGACTCACTAACAGATGGACTAACACTCGCACTTTCTGAAGCTGATTCAGAAGCACTTTCACTTGCACTTTCTGAGATTGATACAGACTCTGATACACTTTCACTTGCAGATTCTGATGCACTTTCACTTACTGATTCACTTGCAGATTCCGAAACTGATGGTGATTCTGAGGCACTTTCACTTGCAGATTCAGACACAGATTCTGACTGCGATGCACTCTCAG